ATCAAACATTGGCGATTTGTGGGGCTGGTGGATGGTAGGGCGAGAAACCCCGACCTTCAACGATTTTGACGTTGCCATCATGATGACGCTGTTTAAGATCGCCCGCATCAAAGGCAACCCAGATCACATTGACAGCTATATCGATGCAGCCGGGTATCTGGCAATCGCAGGAGAAATCCAATGCATGGAACGCTAGACCGCCAGAAGGATGAGCAAATCCTCATGGCGCTGCACCTCGTCGAGAATGTAGGACTAACCCACAAGGACGCAGCACATCTGGTTGGCATGACCAAGAACGCCTGCATCGGCGCCATCGCACGGGTGCGGAACGAAAAGACAGGCGTTCACAGCATCATCAGGAATCCAGAGAACAAAGACCGCAGCCAAAAGCCGCTGTGGTGGTTTGATCCAACGTCTGAATTTGGGTTATCAGTGCTTGATAAGGTTGCCAGATTGAAACAACCACCAAACTGATGTAAGATGCCGCAGCGACCGACACCGCTATGTGTCGAGATGAGGATGTCATGGCTGCTGGTAGACCAACTGATTACACACCCGAGATCATCAAGGCTGCTTGGGATTATGCTAAAGACGGATGGATCGCAGCAGGTGACAAGGTGCCATCAGTTGCGGGTCTGGCTTGCGAAATTGGCATAAGCAGAGAGACTTGCCACGCTTGGTCAAGGGAAGATGGTAACGAATTTTCTGACATCCTCAAGCTAATCTCTAGAAAACAAGAGCGCGAGTTGTTGAATAATGGCCTGTCTGGTGACTTCAACTACTCGATCACCAAGATGATGCTTTCCAAGCACGGCTACTCTGACGCGACGAAACAGGAACTGTCTGGGCCATCAGGCGGCGCAATACCAATCGAGATCAAGCGAACCATCATTGATCCATCAGAGGCGTGACATGGGCATTTTCGATTTTCTAACTCCAAAGGCTGACGGCTTGGGTTACAATCCAATGAGTCTGCCTGCCGGGGCTGATCCAGAAAATGATCCCGTTGTCGGCTATGATGAGTTAGGCCAGAAAATCCGCAGGTCGCGGTTCGACGGCACGCAATACTTGTTTGAGATGACGCCGCCCAAAACGCAATCTGTGGTCAAGGGCGCGTATCGTGAGGCAACAGCCAACCCGCTGGGCTTTACTGGTGACTTGCTCAGTAATGCCGTGCAAAGCGCTTGGGACGCCATCTCAGTGCCTCGCAGGGCGATGGAAGGCCAGCCGCTGACCTATGGCGACATTGCTGGGATGACGGGCATGATGACGCTTGGCGCTGGCGCTGGGACCGCACCCGCTGGCGCATTGCGTATGGGCGCAGCGCGTGAAGGCCGTCCTCCGCTGACTTTTGCTGATGTGGAACGTGTGATGAGGGCACCATTCGACATGGGACGTGGCATGGGGGACAACGGTGGTCCACCGCTAAGAGACGTTGTGCGTCCAAGAAGCTATGAGCGCGTTGGCTTAGATATTGCAGAGAATTTGAGAGGCGTTCCATCTGCCGCAGAAATCTCTGGGCGTGGGCCGACAGCGCCCGGCGCTGGCATGACAGACATTAAATCGCAAAAGCCAACTGCACTTTCCGGCAGTTACAGTCGAGGATTTAGGGACGAAGAATTGGTTGCCCCAATTCAGTCAAGCATAGCAGACCTTGAGGGTCGGACGCTGATGGGAATTGTTGGGGACACGTCTGGTCGGCAGCGCGTCACGCAGGTCAACGAAGATGTTTTTGAGACCCCAATCGATACACAGGGCGGCTTCCAATATATGGATCGCCCCGGGCAGGGATATGCTGGTGCGCAAACTGCTACATCCAGTAAACTCAACGAGGCGAGCAAAACTGAAGACCCATTTTACATCAGCTTGCTGATGGGCGAACAATCGCCTGACTTTGCTGTTCCAACCTCGCAGATTTTTGGCCAGATGCTTAAGGCTGCTCCAATCGCTACAAAGAACATCCCCACAATTGACGAAGCTATCCGTGGCGTTGGCATGTCTGTGGTAAAAAAGAAAATTGTTGATGGGCAAGAAGTCAAATACAGCGAAACAATATACCCATTCAGGGACTTCAAGAGCATTGGAACGCCCGGCTACTTTGATGAGTATGTGGCTAGTCTTCCGACTGGCACGCAGCGTGCTGCGCTTCTAAAGGGATTGGATAAGGCGACTCTTCAAAAGATGGGTCTGCCAAAAGTTTCCGATGCTCGGGCAGCGATGATGGACGAAGCCCAGATTGGCATGGATTGGGGATCGACAGGCTATCGCGGGTTTACCCCAGACGTTGAGCGTGGCGCATTCCGCACAACGCCCGATCAGTCGTTAACATATCAGGCTGGCGTTGATAAGGTCGGGGCGGCAAGAACGCTTACTGGCCAAGGCCGTGGCATACCATATGCGCTGACATTCCCTGATTTGGCGGCAGAACTTCGTGCAAAGGGAACTGGCGGTGGCCTTGAGCTGACAAGCCCAGCATATAAAGTATTTGAGGGAAGCCCTAAGCGTGCAAAGCAACCCGTCACGCCTCTTGTCGTTGATCTTGTTTCAACCTTTCGTGAAATGGAAGACAGATTTGGCCGTCGTTCTGCGCTAGGATTCGCCCGTGACACATTAAAGGACATAAAGGTCACCAAGGAAATGATTGAAGCCGCTCGCCGCGCTAATGCCCCAACTTGGATGATTGCGCTAATGTCATCTGCTGCACTATTGTCTCAAAGCCCAGAAGAAGAAGGTATTTAAGGCTCAGTAATGAACCTAAACATCAACACGCCACGCTGGGCTGTTCCAATCCTCAAGAAAGAACACGCCCGCTACATCGGCGCTTTTGGAGGACGCGGTTCTGGGAAAAGTACGTTCTTTGCTGAATGGATCGTTGAGCGCTGCGTGATGAAGCGCACAGATGTGGTCTGCGTGCGTGAGGTGCAGAAGTCTCTGAAGCAATCCGTCAAGAAGCTGATCGAGAACAAGATACAGGAACTTGGCGTGGGCCATCTGTTTGAGGTGCAGCAGGCGGAGATCAAATGCCCGCATGGTGGTGTCATTATCTTCCAAGGGATGCAGAACCACACAGCCGACAGCATCAAGTCGCTCGAAGGGTTTGACATCGCTTGGGTGGAAGAGGCGCAGTCGATCAGCCAGTTCTCTCTGGACCTTCTGCGCCCGACAATCCGCAAGCCCGGATCGCAGTTGCTGTTCAGTTGGAATCCGCGATATGAAGATGATCCAGTTGAGACGCTGCTGCGTGGTAACAACGCGCCGACCGACAGCATCGTGGTCGAGGTCAACTATTCCGAAAACCCGTGGTTTCCAGACGTTCTGCGCGACGAGATGGAATATGATCTGCGCCGCGATCCAGACAAGTATCTGCACGTCTGGAAGGGCCAGTATGTTCGCAACAGCGAAACGCGGGTGTTCAAGAACTGGGTGATTGAGGACTTTGAAGCACCGCCTGATGCTGTCCATCGGTTCGGTGCAGACTGGGGCTTTGCATCTGACCCGACAGTCTGTGTTCGGTGCCACATCATAGGCCGTAAGCTATATATCGACTATGAGGCGTATCAGGTCGGCTGCGAGATCGTGGACACGCCATCGCTGTTCATGTCCATCCCAGAGGCTGAGAAATGGCCAATGGTGGCCGACAGTGCCAGACCTGAGACGATCAGCCACATGCGCAAGAACGGCTTCCCCAAGATACAATCAGCCGTCAAGGGCGCTAAGTCTGTTGAGGAAGGCATCGAGTGGCTGAAGTCGTTTGACATCGTTGTTCACCCACGCTGCAAGCACACCATCGACGAACTGACGCTGTATAGTTTCAAGACCGATCAGATGACGGGCAAGATTCTTCCCGTGCTGGAAGACCGCGACAACCATGTGATCGACGCGGTGCGCTATGCTTTGGAAGGTGCGCGGCGGGCTAACGCACAGCAGAAGCCAAAGGCCCGGCCAGTGGTCACAATGATGCCGATGGCAAGGTGATTGTTTTATCCGCCAAAAGCGCCTATAATGGCGCGAAATGAATTGCGAGGGACTGCCGTGGCAAGAATGACCAGAAGCGAACGCCTTGCAACAGTGCATCAGGATGCGCTGCAAGAGTTCGACGACATTCAAAGCGCCATGCGTGAAGGCCGTCTGCAATGCCTTGAGGATCGCCGCTTTTATTCCATCGCCGGGGCGCAATGGGAAGGCAACCTTGCGGAGCAGTTCAACAACAAGCCGCGCTTCGAGGTGAACAAGATCCACTTGTCGGTGATGCGGATCATCAACGAATACCGCAACAACCGCATCACGGTGGACTTCGTTAGCAAGGACGGCACGTCAGACGATAAGCTGGCCGACACCTGTGACATGCTATTCCGCGCAGATGAGCAGGACAGCGGTGCGGACGAAGCCTATGACAACGCCTTTGAAGAGGCTGTGGGCGGTGGCTTTGGTGCATTCCGTCTGCGCACTGAATACGAAGACGAGTATGACGAAGAAAACGAAAACCAGCGCATTCGGATCGAACCGATCTATGACGCTGACACAACGGTGTTCTTTGATCTAGACGCCAAGCGCCAAGACAAGTCTGACGCGAAGGTGTGCTTCGTGTTGACCTCGATGACGCGGGATTCCTACCGTAAAGAGTTTAACGACGATCCAGACACATGGCCGCACGAAATTCACCAGAATGAATTTGATTGGTCAACGCCTGACATGATCTTCATCGCCGAGGTGTTCCGCGTTGAGGAAGCATCGGAACTGATCCGCACGTTCCAATCTATCGACGGCGAAGAAACCCGTTACAGCGAGAAAGACTTCGCTGACGATCCAGAACTTGAGAACATGCTGACGGCTACGGGTCAGGTTGAGGTGCGCCAGAAGCGCGTGAAGCGCCGCAAGGTGCATAAGTATATCATGAGCGGCAACGGCATCTTGGAAGACAGCGGCTACATCGCTGGCACTGAAATTCCGATTGTGCCTGTTTACGGAAAGCGTTGGTATATCGACAACATCGAGCGTTGCATGGGCCACGTTCGCATGGCCAAGGATGCGCAGCGCCTCAAGAACATGCAGCTATCAAAGCTGGGCGAAATCTCTGCGCTGTCCACGACAGAAAAGCCGATCTTTGCAGCCGAGCAAGTCGCTGGCTATGAGATCATGTGGGCCGAGGACAACCTGAAGAACTATCCCTATCTGCTGATCAACACCATGACGGATGCGAACGGCAACGAGGCTTTGGCTGGCCCGGTAGCATATACCAAGCCGCCGCAAATCCCGCCCGCATTGGCTGGCCTGTTGCAGATCACCGAGCAGGACATCAGCGACCTATTGGGCAACCAGCAGGCTGGCGAGCAGATGGTTTCCAACATCTCTGGCAAGGCTGTGGAGTTGATCCAGAGCAAGATTGACATGCAGACCTATATCTACATGTCGAACATGGCCAAGGCGATCAAACGCTGCGGTGAAATCTGGCTGTCTATGTCACGCGATGTGATGGTTGAGTCTGGCCGCAAGCTAAAGGGCATCGGATCGCAAGGGCAGATGTCCACGGTTGAACTGGCCAAGCCTGTCTTGAACCCAGACACTGGCGCGGTGGAATATGAGAACGACCTGAGCAAAGCCAAGTTTGACGTTGCAGTTGAGGTCGGGCCATCGTCAGAATCCAGACGTGCTGCCACTGTTCGGTCGCTGATGGGCATGATGCAACTGGCGACCGATCCAGAGACGCAACAGGTGCTTGGCTCGATGGCAATGCTGAACATGGAAGGTGAAGGCATCTCTGATGTGCGTGACTTCTTCCGCAACCGCCTGATCAAGATGGGCGTAGTTAAACCTACGCCAGAGGAACAACAGGCATTGCTGGAGGAACTGCAACAGGCGCAGTCGCAGCAAGCGCCCGATCCGCAGGCGCAGTATCTGCAAGCGGCGGCAA